AGTTTACCATACTCTGTATAAACTTTGATTTCATCTTTTGTAAATCCAGCCAGAGCAATCTCAAGTTTAGTCTCTGTGTTGTTTAATTGTACAACATTATATGGGGGATAGTTGCTTTGTGTTTGAGTATGGAAGACGTTGTTTAGATAGTCATCAATCCCGATAGAATTACGGGTGATCTTATCCATCAACTGATCCAAATTGGCAGCATTAAACTTCATTAAGTTAGTCATTTGACTTCTCCTTATTTAAGCGAGAGTGTGTTGTGTGTACCCTTTCGGCGTACATACTAATTATACAACATATACAAAAAAAGCGGGTGTTGAAACCCGCTCGTTTTTATTCGGTTTCCTCTTGTCTCAAATACTCTTCATCAGAAAGTCTGGCGAGCAATTTCATCAACGCGAGAGCGCACAGTCTCGTCTGCCATCTTTACGAAATCAAGATACTCATTTGAAGAATATCCGATTGCAGTGTTGTTCAGAGTAGGGATCTTAGCACGGAGAATCTTTTGACAATACTCATTGTAGAGAGAAATCAGTCGTGCCACGTTTACTTCTTCACCCTTGAACTTACCATTGCCTTTGGTAAGTTCTGCCTGAGTTGCATTTTCCAGGAAACCCATCGAAACCTGATTTCGATTGTTGTAGATGTAGTCCATCAACCCAGTGAAAGAATCTACATTGTTGTTTGAATCAACGTATTCAATCGACTCGGCAAAGTTTACAAGAAAACAGGTGCCAGCATAGACAGCAATGCCGCCCAGTTCATCTTCACAGTTCATCAAAGTGAAAGCGTTTATGTAACGAGAACATGCAGTTTCACTGATCTTCATAGACTTGGTGATCTGTCGGTACGATGTAACTTCGTACTCAGCATCTTCATTGGTTCCAGCAATGCCAACACCGAAATCAGACAGATAGTTGTAAAGATCTACTGCCCACTTCTCACCAGCATGAAACGCTGCCTTGAAGCGATCATCTGTTGCCTGACTGGTGCGATAGTTGCAATCTACATTGTGATCTTCTGCCTCAAGTCGAATAATTTCTGCTACATCTTCAGAAGGGTGAATAGTGATCTCAGCAGGAATCAGTGCCTTCTTGTCACCAGTCACAGCATACATTTTGGTGACTCGGTGATTACCTTTAGTCGCAACAAGTGTGCCGTCAGGACGCAAGAACAATGAGATAGTTCCAGCAGATTTGTAGGAGAAACCGCCACGTTTCTTCAGGTTTGATGCGATGTTTCCATAGTGAACACGATTCACACGATTGTAGGTAGGATCACCAAACACATCGCCAACCTCAACCATGGCGTGAATAGTTTCGCCTTTTTGTGGTTGAAGGTTCTGCATTGCTTGAGTAAAATGATACAGTCCTTTCGGTGCATCATCCAGAATCTTCATATCCATGAGGGATACTTTGATGTCGTCATCTACCTTTGATTGGTAGAGAGACACAAGATTTTTAAGAGTTTGCGTCATTGGTTGTTAGTCTTAGAACCGATGGGTTTTTGTCTTTACCCATCACTAGAGTATTATACAAGATGATTCGTGACTTTGTCAACTCCCACCCTGTCTCCAAGAACCAGAACCATCAGATCTAATGTCCTTTGGTGTGGCCTTTGTTTCCATCCATACCATGGTTTTTTCTTTCCAGGGTATGGAGGGAGTTGATCAACTGAATAATATTGATCAACGGTGATATCATAAATCTTATCTGTGGTTTTGTCAACCAACCACCAGTGCGAACAATCATGATAATCAATTGCAGTTCGCTGTTCTAAAACATCCGTGTCCATGAGATAGAACAAGGCTTGTGAAGAGTGATAGCAATGTCCGAACATAGGGTTGCTCGCATTCTCCTCACGATATTTTTTAGTCACCATTTCTGGAGAGAGGTTACTAACAATAGATCCTATAACCGAGTCAATCTCAGTCATAGGATAAGGTTCAAATGTTAGTGTTCTAGTTTGAAATATCTTTTTGTCTCTATAACGATGACGTTCAATAGTTTTCATTCACCTTCTTGTGTTTTACCTTTCTTGCCAATATTGTATTTCTGTTCAAGAATCCACTCACCCTTGTCCTTATATGCAAGGACTTTAATTTGATTTAGAGGTGCGATATCTGCAACAGTCTCTTCATCAACAATAGAGATCAATCCCCAATCAGAAAGCAAACGCACAATACGATTGCGACGTTGAACATCGTTAATAGAAAGGTTTGCATGTTTTCCGTCTAATGCAAACAATTCTTTAAAGTGGACAATATAATATTTGCCCTGCTTATGCAGAATGTGACATGACTGATAAAGTTTCTTCTCTTTTCTAGAAGCAACTCCAATCCTAGTCAGCGTCTCTCTTACTTTCAGGAAATCGTCTGGTTCATTTAAAAGGACTTCGATCATACGATCTTGAGTCCAGTGATACTGGGGTTCCACAGTATTACTCATTTTGTTCCTCCAACGTCAAGTCGTTTTTTAATAAAGTTAATCTGTTCTTGTGTCAGGATTTTCAGAGCTTGACATGCCTTCTCATTACTATAACCATAGTATTGTTTGACACTTTCGAGATCCGTGACTTTGTCCTTACGGAGCCAGGGAGAAAATCTCTTTTTTTTCCTCAGACTATTTAGATAAAATTTATATTGCATATCTTTATCAAGAAAATGATACTTGTTCATCTCATTAGCGAACAATACACAATCAAGATGTCCAGACAAACAACGATTCACAATATAGGGAGGATAAGACTTCATATCCTCTGACAAATCTTCTTTTGTAAAGTTAACTGAATTCAACCAATCCTTAAGTTCCATTATCTAATAATTTGAATTTCATCATCGTCAGTCCAAAGTTCTACCTTCGTTCTGAATCTATCTTCTGCTTTAAGTTTTTCATATCGCTTAGTTGCTTTCTTCTTCCACCAAGAGATAATATTCTCCAAATAAAATTTATCCCAGTTAGGGCCACGAACTAATTCTTCTTGCTCACCAAGAATAACTTCACGAACATTTGAATAACCATACTCGCAGAAATAAGTTCTCTTCTTCTGAGTAAGGGACAATGCAGTTTCTATAACTGAATTAAAATGCTCTAGTTTCTCACCCATTCCATATTCTTTTAAGGAATTACGAGTGATAGAAATCATCTTTGTCTGACGCTTCATCTTTTTAGAAGATGCTTTATTCTCAGTCAATGGTTGATTGTTATTCCATACACTAAATCGATCGTGAAGTTTATGAAATGCTACATCATGAAGAAGGGGCAAGAACTTACTTTCCGTCAATCCCTTATATCTCATGAATGGTTTGAGTCCATCATACTGCGAGGCATCCGTAGTAGATCCATACAGAGACGTTGTCTCAAATAGAGCGATATCCTTCTCAAACACCTCATTAAGCGTCTCACGGGCGAAATGAGAGCAGCACAGAAGGGCAAGGAGTTTACCACCAAGATAATTATATCCGAAAGGTTGTGATGGCACGATCACAAATCCCATCGCAGCATGACGATTAAAGATTTTTAGATCTGGTGCTTTTCCTAACCAAATATTTCTTGGTTTGGAATTAATCGTAGGAGATCCAAAACGAATAAATCCAATAACCTTCTTAGAATTCTTCTCATAAATCATCCAACGCAATTCCCTACCAGGAATATTGCTTTCATTATTATGGGAAGATACTGCTTTCAGAAGATTGCCATAATGCTCTTGCTGAACAGATTGCTGAAATCTGTTACCAACAAACTTGATATCAAACTCCATTTCTTGTGGATGAATATCTTCATTGAAGAACTCATCATGAAGTGGAGCAAGAGAACTTGTAGACTTGATCACCTCTTTTTTAACAAATCGCAAATAGTCTTCAATATTTCCCATCTGTGAAAAATATTTGATGAACTCATCTGCGGCCCATACAGCATCACTTTCACTTATTATCATTTATAATACTTCTCTAGAATTTCTTCTACTTTATAATTAACTTTATTTAATTCGTCCCTTTCTTCTTGCTCCTTAAGATATGATCTATCACTCATTCTTCTCAGATTTCTAAGAACAATAGGATTACCTCCATAGTAACCCATGTTCTTCCAAACACAATCAACATACCCCCACTTCTCACCGATCAGCTGATCTCCAACTGAGGGAACAACACGCCGAATGCAGTGATTCCTGATTTCTGCAGGAACCTCAACTTTTTTGATTTCAAAATTATCCATCAA